GTACCAATGTTTGGTGGATACATAAGTGGATGGAACCTAAACGAAGACCGTACAATATTAACCATTGAATGTGTAGACCGCTTATGGGATTTAAAACGTACCATGATATGGAGAAACTTTAGTATCGGATACATACCAAGCGGAGATAGTGCTGGAAGCATGCCATTTACACAGTTCCCAACAGTACAATCTATAGCACGATATCTATCAACAGCACTATATCATATAGACTACCAAGCAATAGAAAAGGAATACATAATATATAATCCATTCTCACAAGAAACAGATGTAACAGACTTAACATCCTATGGATTTGATAAACAATGGGAGATAGAATTTGGTAACCCGGGAACATGTATGCGGTTAATACCAACATCAACTAGTGCCAACTATGTTAAACTATACAGTTCACTAGGAAGTGAATATAACGCTGCAGACTTTAACCATTTCAACTTCGATTACTATGCAAGTGGAGCGGGAGTAAAATATCCAATAACATTCAATATAGAAATAGATATGTACAAAGCAGACGAAGCAGTCTCTGCATATAAGACATACTATATAAACTTCAATGGTCCAACACCATCTAATACTAAATACTTATTAGGAAAGGTACAACCACAACTCGATGGAACATGGCACAACTTTACCTGTGACCTAAAAGCAATGTTCGATAAAGTAGCACCAAGCAGTGCATACTATATCAAGGAAATACGAATCGTAGGTAAACAAGATAGCCTAACAGTATTAAACAGACGTTGTAGTAGTATATATATAGACCAAGTAATGGCATACAAAGACATATCATCAGCACCAAAATATGCATCAGCAGACAGTAAAAGCGCATTCGACGAACTACAAGACCTATGTGAAAAAACAAACCACATCGCATATGTAAGACCAGGTATGGAAAGAAGCTTAGACCAACTCATAATATTACCTAAACGATACTTTACAATACCAATCACACTAGACGATACAAACATAATGTCAATAAGCACAACCGAATACAAACCATTAGAATGGGGAATGTTAAACTGGGCTGTAGATACATTCAATTACAGTGAAACAAGAAGTGGAAATGTAAGCTGGGTCGATGGTGACCACGAGAAACATTATGGACCAATAATGGACCATGAGTTCCTATCAGATGTAACAACCGAAGCAAGCGCTGCAACAATCAGTAAAGCCAAAGTAAACAATGGTATAATCAACTTCCCAGGATTTGAAGTGACACTATTAGGTACAAGTCTCATAGAACCAGGTCAATATATAACCGTCGAACTACCCAAACATAGACTAAATGGACTTTATGAAATAGTAACAATAACACATAAAATTGACTTTGTAAATACACTATTCACAACAAGTCTATCATTCGGAAGACAAAGCTTTAAGTTCCTATCAATGATGAAAGAATTAAGAAATGCAAAACGAGACATAAAACAAGTAAGAAACAATGCAGCATATGCAGCAGCTGGAAGTTTAGCAGCTGGATTAGAAACAAGTCTTGGAGCATATAACGAAAACTAGGGAGGTTAATATATGGCAAGTAAGAAATTTACATTTAAAGGTGGTCAACTTGCAGATACTGACCAACCCCTCGTTGGGTTTACCTGTGACGATGAGTCCGGACTTAAATATCTACCAGACCCTAATACAGGCTCAACAGGGACAGCAGCATATGCAACTAAAACCTTTAGGGTATCAGATACAAAGAATCCATTATGGAATCAAGTAACATATGATATAGAACGTACCGTAACAGCCAGTTCACTATATAGTGGACATGTTACATTACAAGGATTAAAAGATGATGGAACATTCAATGACATAATGGAAGAACCATACAGTATTACATATGATGCAACAAGTAAAGATGTGTTTGATTTACTTGAATCTGCATGTACAGGAGCACAACATGGAAGAGTACCATACACAAATGCAGCTGGTACAATCACAGTAAAGATGCCACTACGATACAGTAAATATGAAAGTGTAGATATTATGCCAACATGGTATGATACAGCATGGACTAAACGAATACAGACACGTATCAATAGAAGTGGTGGAAGACTTCATGGTGGCCGTGGCCATATGAATGATTATAAAGTTATATCATTACCGGTTGCATATGATGCAGATATGAATGCAGATTTCAGTGACTTAAGATTCACAGGCCCAGATGGTCTTGATGAACTATCATATTATATATTAACAAAGACAGATAGTACATCTGCAGTAGTATTAGTAGCTGTACCATGGTGGATACAAGATAGAGAAGCATTTAAACATATTACAACTGGTCGAGAATATTATTCAGAAGACAATGCAATATCAATCTTTATGTATTATGGGAATACAGCAGCTACCACAACTAGTGATGTAACATTAGGTGGTGCTACATGTTTCTATGATGACTTTGACGATGCAAGTATAGATGCTACAAAATGGCCTACAACTGGTGGAACAGTAACAGAGACTGGTGGATATCTTGAATTAAAAGTACCAGCTAGTAGTGCATCAACAGCATCTGTTATTAGTTGTGATATAGACTATCTACAAGACCATACTATAGAATTTATGGGTGGACGTACCATAGAAGTTATATGGGAAGTAGAAGCTATAGTTCCACTCAGTGGTACAACAGCAGCACAAGGACCTATTATGCGTATACGTAATAGTGACGATGACTACTTTGAATGTTCAGCTCAATACCAAGCAGCTGGGCTTCTAGGTGGAAGTGCACAGTACTACTTTGGAACAGGTGATGGTGGAGCTAAAACATATCCATATCACAGTGGAACAGGTACAACAACCAAACGATGGATTAAATGTCTATACACACAAGGAGCAACAGCTACAACGGGAATGAGTTATGGATTAAATAGAGCAACATGGTTCCATAGTTATAATGGATATGACTGGGATATCATACAATCAAACCAAGCAGACACTGGTGCCACAGCACCACAAACAAAACCTATACAAGTTGCAATGTACCATATTGGACCTAACACCGTAGCATCAGATAGATACTGTAGATATACCCAGGTAATAGCATATGAAACAACAGGAAGCGAACACGACTATATGAGTGACCACTTCCAGAACGGAGCATTAACAGCAAGATGGAATACCAGTGTAGGAACAGGAACACTAGTAGAATCAGTAAGCGCAGTAACAGCCACATTAACAGCCGCTTCAAATCACCGTTGGACAGGAGCAGCATGGGAACCAGTAGGATTCTATACAGCACTAAAACAAGGTGGATTCCAAAAGAACACAGTACATGTATTTGAAGCTAAACTAAATAGTGTAGCAGCAGTAGCAGCTGGAAGTATGTTTGCAACAATCAACATATTTAACACAACAACAATCGCAAGCCAAGAAGCGATACACTGGGGACTTGAAAGAACATCTGCTGGTGTAATAACTCCATTTGCAATGAGACAAAGTAACGGAACACAAGTAGATATGTATAGTGCTGCATTAGGAAATGTAACAGCAATAGATACAACAGCTGTATGGTTACGTATAGTAGTAGACCCATATCAACAACGTGTATCATTTGATTATAGTATAGATGGAATAGAATGGATACATCAAGGTTCAAGTAATGCAGTATATGCAGATGCATATCTAAACGGAGCATACTATGGAGTCTTTGGGAGAAACACAACTACTAACAGTTGTAGTTGTGTATGGGATTATATAAGAGCATACAGTATGGGAGATGTATCATTTGATACTAAAACTTGGAGTGGAGAAGAATCATTAGCAGACTATCCATTACTACCAACAGCACCAACAGACGACGACTTAACATTAACCTTCGCAACACCAGCCGGAATGCCAAGAAACAATGCACTATATATACGTACCAAGAAGTTTGGTGGAGGCTATAGTAACAGTAAACCAATGTGGATATCAGATAGAGACCATATAGATATAGGACCAGATGGAACAGATAAATATATAGGAATGCGATTAGTGGTTGACTTCAACTTTGACGATACAGATGAGTTCAAAATAACAGAAATGTCATTCCTATATGAGGTGATATAATATGACATACAGTAATGCAGTAGCAGACATGCAAGGAATAGGAACCAATCCAGGACTACTACTTAGAGCAGCAGACTACTGTAACAGTAATGCCTCTCTAGTATATGGTGCATCTTATCTAGATGGTAAAGCAGTAAGAGCAACAGAACATGGTCAAGTCATAATGGAAACAGGATGGTTACCACGAGGTTTATTAAATAACCTCGTATCCCCTACTGTTTATATGGAAAGTAATGGTACAAGCAGAGCAGAAGTTGTAATGCTAACCATATTCAAAAGACTACCAGGAACCATAGGAGTACAAGAAGCCAAACAAGTATTCATAAAATATAGAACCAATGTATCAAATACAGTAGGAGCAGTACCATATAATAGCTGGGTAAACCGACCAGCCACAGCTCCACTTTGGTTCGATATACGATATGAATACAAATTCAAACTAGAAGTTAGCAAATTATCTAATGGTAAATATATAGATGTAGAAGGAATCTACCTACAATATAACAACTCCAATATGGTACAAGCAGCAGAACAAGTTACATTTGGAAGTGCTATTACACAAGCAGTTCCAGTGATGGATGGTATCTATTGGAGCGCAACAAGTGATGGAGCTGGAGTAATCGATTGGATACTAACACCAAGATTTATAGATGGAGCCGGAAATACAACTGGAGATTATAAAGGATTATTCAACAGTGTAGATGGAGCAATAACAGGCTTTGCATATGGTACAACATTTGACAGTTCAACACAGATACAGACCGATGTAGCAGCATCTAGTTTTGGTGGTGGATATGATATAACAGTATATGTATATGCATATACAGCTAATACAATAGCATACTTCTATACCATGGTATACGGATGGCAAAATGCACAGGTGGTTTAAATGGCTGAAGAAATAGATGTTCCTATAATTACAACAGGCGCAACAATAGTATCACAACAAACTAAACCAGAAAAAAGACTTCAAAGAAGGACACAACAAAATAATAAAGTACGTATCACCGTTAAGTTTATGGATAGAATCTATAATACACCGCTCGAAAAAATCTTAGGTAACCCTACAATGCTAACTAGAATATTAAAGAATGGATACTATAGACAAGCATTATGTGATGCAAACAACATGGCCACGATGACCATAAACTTCAACGGAGAAGACCACATCCTATATGGAATACCAGATAATATGAAAGATACAAAAAGGTTAGTGTATGGAGAATATGACTGGGTAAAAGCTGTGGATGTAGAAATAGATGAAACAGGAGAATAGGAAGTGAGAACATGGAAATAGGATACTATATAAATCGGATATGGACACCACTCGAAAAGATTGATTGGGCCGGTTTAAAGAAGAAAGGTATAACAGAAGTATATATAAGATGTGCTGAAGAAAATTTAGATGCCATATCTACATTTCTTCCAGCTATCAAAGCCGCTGGATTAAAACCCTATGCATGGACATGGATGGGATTTACCATGCATCAAGAGGCTATAGATAAAGGATGGAATATTAACTATGACTTAGAAACATATGACATGCCAAGCTACTACAAAGAGTTACAATTGCTACGATGTATAACAAAAGCCGCTGGTAAAACATTCATATTAACAACCAAAGCACAGGACTGGGATGGTGACCAGAAATGGAGCATCATAAAAGACTACTGTGACTACCTACAACCAATGCTATACCTAGGCGACTACAATAAAACATTACAACAACTTAAAGACTACATGGCATTCTATAATACAAAGTATCCAGGAAAAATATATCCAGTACTAGAAACCTATGTCAGTGATGCTAACCCTGTAGCAAAGAGCAAAGCAGTATTAGATGCAGAGATAAACACATGTGCACCCTACTGTAAAGCAGTAGGACTATTCAGATATGGAATCAGTAACTTTGACAACACACCAATAGTAACACCAAGCCCATTACCAGACCTAACATTGAATCAGAAGATACAGACCAAACTCAAAGTACTAGGATACTATCAAGGTAAAGTCGATGGTACAATGGGAACATATACAACAGCAGCCATTAAATCATTTCAAACAGATGAAGGAATCAAAGTCGATGGAGTAGCTGGACCAGTAACACAACAGATATTATTCGCAAGACCCAATACATATCCAAGTGGATACATCGAAACTAATGGACTACAAGTCTATAGACAAACAACAGGCTACACATGTGGACCAGCCAGTCTCAAGATGGCACTATCAAGATATGGATTCAATGTAGCAGAAATGACTTTAGCAAAATATGCTGGTTCAACCAGTACCAGTGGAACTACCCATGCCGGTTTAATTGCAGCTACAAAGCGTGTAACATCTACTTTAACATTAGGCGATAAACGATTTTCTGCTCTAGGATGGAGTGGAATCTTCAACTATATCAAAGCCAACGTACCAGTAGTTACACATATAGAGTCATTCATTAATGCTGGAGTATCCGGACACTACGTAGTCATATTCGGAATAGACGTAAAGAATAAAATGGTAAAAATAGCAGACCCATCATATGGTATACGAACCGTTTCATTTGCAACAATGCAATACAAAATGAATTGGATAATAAACACTGGACGTTCAAGTACACCAATAATGCCATTAACAAAACCATGAGTTCCCTATGATATGAGGGACTAACCACATAACCACCTCAACCCTAACAAGAAATTGTTAGGGTATTTTTATTTCGACAAATTTAGCGTAACAATCATAGTTTCTATATAGATGAGGACAAAATAAATTTCAGAAATGAACATGTGTCGATACCTTTATATATAAAGAGCTAATTAATCGTGACAAATGAAATTAGGGGTATATATACCTAACGGTAACTATATATATGTGAATAACTATATAGTGAGGGCAAAAAGTTACGGGGTTGGAAAACTTCCAAAACCGAAAGCTTTATATGTCCTCAAATTAAGTATAATATGTGCGAGGTGAAATGTAAAGGTGACCTGAAAAGCGAACCTTTATATACTACCTCAAACATAATATATCTTACAGGAGCACAGGGTCCTACTACAGCAAACCTGTGTTTTACCATACGGACCGGCCTGCAAGTCACAAAACTAAGCATGGCATCACGGCTGTTACGGCTAACACCCCTGAAATAGTGGGGTGGCTCAGACAGTTAAAGGTGAGAATTGAACTTATTTTTCTTTAGGGCAAGCGGGCTTAACCGAAGCGCAACCCGGAAAACGAGGTGATTGAGAATGGTTAGAAACGTCATAAGTCAACATGAAGGTGAGATAGTAGAAGTTCGTGGTAGAGTATCAGTTAGATACCCACGCCATGAGAGTGGTAAGATAGCAGTTGCACCAGTAGACGTCATAGTAGATGGGGTCAAAGTTGGTAGTGAACATCACATCAACATCTTCCCTGGTGACTACAGGAACATACCTGTACCACAGGTCCACTGGGATGTCGTCCGTGGTGATGTCATAGTAGTTCGTGGCCGTGTCGAGTCATACCGCAAACGCGGTGGTGTCGTCGACTACTGCATACGAGACCCTAGCATAGAGGTTGTCTCAGGTAGACAGCCTCAACAGGTCCGCCCTGTACGCCGGGTTCGCAGAAGCAAACCTTCATACGATGACATACCTGAAGGTTGCTAATTACATTTTTAAAAACAAGAGGTGATTAAATATGAATTGGAAAATAGCAATAATAATAATAGCCATAGTTGGTTTCATAATTGGAGCCGGTGTTGGCTACGAACAGACAGACAGATGGGTAGGTCCAGATGGTTCAGTACATTACAACCATCCAGACACAGACTATGAAATTGCAGTAGAAGAAGTTAATGACATCGTACCAGTCTACGAAGAAGACATACCAGAACCAGAAGGTGCACAGTGGGACGTACAGGGACAGACATGGTTCATCGGTGGCCAGTCAGTTAAAGTAATTATTGAACACCAAACACCAGCAGTAGTGTACCATGAAATGTTCCATGCAATGCATAACTACGACGACCCAGAAAACACCGAACCTAACGCAGACGCATACGCAACAGAACGTGGCTTCCCAATACACGACGCCACATATTAAATATTTTTTGAGAAAAACCCATGAGGTGATGTGAATGAATGTGAACCAAATTATTAAGAATGTAGAATCAAGATGTAGTGCACATATATACATTGACCGGGACCCAGACAGTGAACCCGGATGGTACATAGAAGAAGAACAAGCAATTGGTATCAGTGTAAACCAATCCGATGCAGAAGCAATCGCAAGCATAGTACACGAAGTAGCACACCACGTAGACATAGAAGAACATAACCATCATGAACGTAGGGACATCGACGCTGAAGTCATAGCACATGCAGTCGAATACGCAATCATAGACAAAGAACCAATCAATGGTATCATACCAAGAATCGAAGACAGTATCCGGGAAGGTTACTGTATCAACGAACATGCAATCGTCGACGAAGACGACATACGACAAGTAGCAGAACGTGTACAAATAATATGTGGTGTATTCTAAGAAGGTGGTAAGAATGGTAGTAGTTAACATTGGAATGTGTAGTGAGGTATGTCCTCACTGCTTCGAAGTACTAGCCTGGGAATGGGGCTTCTGGTCACATCCAGAAGACTTTGACTGGGGGGTAACTAGTTACGACATACTTAACCTACTTGGTTAAGTGTCGAACATTACTCTACTCACTATATTATAGAACTGAGATAAAAAATAGGAAGGTGTGAATTATGAAAAATGTGAAACCAATTTCAATTTATAATCCGAAACATCCGGACTTCATAGACATTAGTTGTAAACCAGACCCTAAAGAACTATATGGTGGACCAGCTATATTCAACGACGACGGCCAGAACCAAAGGACCGTTGGACACATAGACAGTAAAGGTAACTATATACGTTGTAACCCAAAGGACATAGGCCTCAAAAAGAATATTGCAGCCAAATCTAAACCAACCGCATACATCAACTACAACGAATTCAAAGACGTCGAATCAATCGTATCAGAAAGTAAACCACGTAATGAAGTTTACTTTGCAGAATATGGTTACACCGAAATCAAACAATCCTACAAATACAAAAACGAAGACAGTGAAGAAATAGTCAACCCACGTTGGGCTCGTTTCATCAAACTAACCAAAGCAGAAAAAGCAGTATTAAAAGCTGCTCGACCCTAATACTTTTTTGAGAGGTGGTAATATGAAAATATGTGAATCATGTGGTAAAGAATTCGAAGCTAAACGTAGCGACGCTAAATACTGTAGTAAGCAGTGTAGACAGCGTAAGTCTGCAAAACATGCAGCACGTGTAAAACGTAATAGCTTCCAGGAAAAGGAATGCATATGTGGTAAGAAATTCAAAGGTCCTAATAATCAAATCTACTGCAGCGATGACTGCAAAGAATGGGCTCAACGCTTACACAAAGAACGTAACAATGACAATAGGTTCGACAACCTCGACGCCGAATATCCATTCGACTCCGAAGACTACTTACCATAAGTGTCGAACATTACTCTACTCACTATATTATGTAGGAAGTAAACACTTCTCATATAGTATAGTGAGTAAGTGTCGAACATTACTCTACTCACTATATTATGTAGGAGCTGGAACATTTATGTTCCAAGTTAAACTTATAGGAAGTGAAATTTATGGACATAAAAGGTAGACATTTCAGACAGACAAAACGTGGTAAAATCGACAGTGCTTTTATCGCAAAAAAGGGAACAGTTAGTATCTATAATCCTAAACACCCAAATTACAAGGGGTGAACTTTATGGTATCTAAAGAATACATAGACGAACTAGAAGACACTATCAACATGCAAAATGTTGACATTGAACTTTTACTCGACTATATAACCCATTTAGAATTAAAATATATTGGCAAACTAGTAAATGGTCGTCTTCCATTGTTTGACGACGACGACCGTTAAACAATTTTTAGAGGTGAACAAAAATGTGGGACGAATACGAACCAGATGAAAAGACCAAATCTGATGACGACGTTGGATACGGTGACTACGTAGATGAGTGGTAGACCATTAGGGTCTACTAATAACCAATAGGAAGGTGGTATTAATGGGTAGTGTAGTAGAAGAACAGACCATAATCGACATCATATGGAATCAAGTTAATGAATCAATCGAAGAAACCATAGATGTTTCTTACGCTTAATTCGTTTTCTCTGATAAAGCCAAGCGAGCAAATGTGACTCTTTGGCGTTGGAGAAAAAAGAATGAAGAAACAAGCACTTAGTATATTGTTACTACTCTTAGTAGTAGTAGCATTTGGTGGGATAGCATCAGCTGCTACCCAGAAAGTGCTAGTATCCGAGGCATATGATGAGACTGTACTTGTCTCACCAGCATATGATGAGGAAGTACTAGTCACACCAGAACAGCCGGCAATACCTGGCTATACAGTTGAAGACATTCCAGCTTACCTGGAACAAGTATTTGACCATTACTTAGTTAATGGAGAATACTACATTCCACACGAAGCTATCTACGAAACAATAGTAGTAGTAGATGTACCGGAACAAACAATACACCATGATGCAGTCTACGAAACAGTTGTTGACGTACCAGAACACAACATAACAATCATTGACGTACCAGCAGTACCTGCACACGACGAACAAGTAGAAGCTAACCATAACGGTTGGACTCTAAATAGTAACGGACAAGTGCAGCAGAAGAAACACAACGTACCACTAAATGCAAACTACTTCTACGAAGGAACAATTAAGAATGGTTACAAAGTTGTAGATGACCACGGATGTGGCTCAAACCACGTATGGGTTCCAGTATTTGAAACCATACATGTTCCAGAAGTACCAGCAGTTACTCATGAAGAAGTCGTACCAGCTACATTCAAAGAAGTATTAGTAGCAGAAGCATACGATGAAATCATACCAGCAGTAACACACGAAGAACAAGTAGTAGTACAAGATGCATACACTGAAGCAGTACCATACAGTGGTAACGGACCATACTTCGGTCAGTTCGGTAACTCTGAAGACATCACCGCATGGAGCAACTTCATATACAGTCATGAAGGCGCTACAGGTGGATGGGGTTCATGGGTTCCATACTACAACAGTTCACTTGTACCAGCAGTAACTCATGATGTACCAGAAGTACCAGCTGTACCAGCAGTATACGAAACAATACACCACGAAGCTGTATACGAAGTCATACACCACCCAGCAGTCTACAAAGAATTTGAAGTAGTAGACCCAGTAGCACCAGTAGACACTAAAGATGTCCCACTTAAAGACATCCCTACAGGTGGTAAAGCTGTTGGTATTGCTCTTGCAATACTCGGTATACTAGTAGTTGGCGGATACATAGCATCAAGAAGGAAATAAATTTTCCTACCCTTTTATTTTTTAGCAACACGGCTTAATTGTACGGTTGCGAAATAAAGAGGTGAGAATATGTTTTGTAAAGAATGTGGAGTAGAAATGTCAAACAATGCATTAGCATGTCCTAAATGTGGAGAACCAATTGAAGTTGTACCAGAAAAACCAGACAACGTTCTTGCAACAGTATTGAACTTGTTTGTACCAGGACTTGGTCAAATGATTCAAGGTAGGGTTGGTCGTGGTATTGGAATATTAGCAGCGTTCATATTACTTAGCTGGACAGTCATTGGTGCAATTGCAATATACATCTGGGCAATAGTAGATGCATACAAGTTCGAGGGATAAGTATGAGCCTAGAAAGATTTGCAGAAATAGTAGAAGCAGCCAAACAACAGGAACTTGAAGTAGACCAGTTACAAGCTAAAATTGATGGATTAACATATGCATTGGCAAAGAAAGCAGAGAAAGTTAAGATACTGAAAGAGAAAGATACAGATAAAGTTAAGTTACATGAAGGCCGTATAGGAAGAGATTGGCATACCGAGACACAAAATAAACATGATGATGAAACCAATGGTATAATTGGTGTCAGTAAACAAAAGAACACAGGCCGTTTCTGTGCGAATATTAATTATATAAATCCAGAAACAGGACGTAAAACATCCACAGTACGTGGACGAGATACATTGGTAGAGGCTATAATAGCCAGGAATGAAATCGCAGCGACATTACTAAGAGAGGGATTGATAGACTTTGAACGATTTAAAAAGTTTACATCCCTCTAATTTTTTTAGATATGAAATAAATGTCGAACATTTCTCTACTCACTATATTATGTAGGAGCAATAAATGGAGGTGAACTATGTTACAAGAAGGACCACAAGCATCAATGCTTATATTTAATATGTTAGATGAACTAGCAAAAGAACTAGGATACAAGAACGGCGCTCAAGACTTAGAGTTTGAAGAGCCCGCAGTAAATATAGAACTCCTCCAAATAGTACAGGAACGTTTAATAATACAAGCTGAATTCAGAAGACAGGCAATGTTATTATTAATAGAAGAAGCTGAACGGGAGGTTCAACGTGCATATCAGTAAACTAGTATGTGTTGTGATACTACTAGTTTCATTAAGTATATTGGGCTACTATGTGATACCAGAAGCTAATGAGAGAGTGACACCGGTTACAAATGAGACATTAACAATTGATAAGATTAACGTTCATACAGATATAAACAATGAGTCAATAGACCAGGGTGTATATCAATTACCAGGAACTACTATGTTATTTGGACATCGAACTACACATGGTTCAATATTCTTTAACTTAGATAAATTAGTAGTAGGTGATACAATAGTCTTCAATGGAGATACTTATAGTGTCATAAAGACATCGGTTGTATCAGAAGAAACAACCCTAAAAGATAATGGAAATCTATTCCTAATAACATGTACACCACTAGGTAGTACAAGCCATAGGATAGTTGTGGAGGCGAAACATGTTTGAAGATGACCATATGCTTAAAACAGAACTAGTGCTAGTCATGACTTTAATGGTTGGCTTCATACTAGGTGTAGCATTTAGAGGTGGATAGATGGTTTGTATACAAGATAAAGGACCAGTCTACCATTGGATTAAATACAATATCTATAAGCCAATTCGAAACTTTAGTGAAAGTATCCGATATGGATATTGGATGAGCGAAGAGGCTCAAGTACAAAGTAAACGAGAATGGATTGAGAAGTTGAAAGAGAGGTGAAAATATGCAATGTAGGATTTGTGGAAAGCATATTAGTTTAAGAAATAGAAGAGAACATTTCTTAAGAATTCATATAGATAGAAAAGAATGTGTTCTTAGTATGTTAAATGAAGATGTACCAACTTCTTATGATTATGAAATAGAAATTATAGAAGTTAATGAAAAACCAAAACGTTCGTCTGTAGTATTACGTAAACCAAAACAAAGACATCTAGTTGTATACAAACATACTCATATCGAAAGTGGTTTGTCATATTATGGTAGTACAATTAACGGAATTGATTATAGATTAAAGGGGCATATAAGAGATTCTGAAAATGGTAGTAAACTTAAATTTCATAGAATGATAAATAAGTTTGGAATTGATTCATTTAAATCTGAAATATTAGAAGACTTAGGACATGAATATACAAAAGAATTAGAACAACAATTAAGAGAAATTGAAAAACAATATATAATTGATAATAATGCAGTTGAAACTGGATTAAATATGATAGTAGAATTTGAAGGTGGACAGACAGAAGGTCAAAAATTTGACGATGGGAAAATAAAGATTAAACGTAACTATAAAAATGGAACATCAAGTGCTGAATCTAGAAAGGGAAAAAAACAAGATAGAGAAAAAAATAAAGATTGTCCCAAATATATATCAAAAAGAAATGGAAAAATATTTGTAAATATACAATGGGATAGAAAAAATGGAGGATATTTCCAAAAGACAGCTAAAGATTTAAATGATGCAAAAAGAATATTAAATGCTTTATGGGAAGCTACACCAAAGTTACAAGAAAGAGGTGAAAGTCCATATAAAAATGATATATAAAGGAGTTGATTTTGTGACTTGGGAATTATTAGAAGGAGATTGTTTGGAATTAATGAAAGATATTCCAGATAATAGTATTGACCTAATCTTATGTGACCCCCCATATGGTGTAGTTAAACAAGAATGGGATAAAAAAATTGATTTAACTTTACTATGGGAGCAATATAAACGTATTCGTAAATCATATAGTGCGGTGCTATTATTTGGAATGGAACCATTTAGTACTGAAGTTCGTATGTCTAATCTTAAAGAATATAAATATGATTGGATATGGGTTAAGAATAATGCTATGAACTTTTTACAAGCTGCAAATATGCCATTACGATATCACGAATTAATCAGCGTATTTAGTGATGGTGTAATTAATCATGCTAAGCGTAGTCCTACACGTATGACATATAATCCACAAACAACTAAAATAGATAATCCACAAACAGTTTTACGTAGACCATTTAAACAAGGCGAGCGTGGATTTAATGGTGGGCGTGGAGGTAAAAAAGTAGTAGATAAAAAAGATTTTCCAAGAATGATATTAGATAATTTTCCAGCACAACAGAAGCGGTTTAATATGACACAAAAACCAGTTGAATTATATGAATATTTTATTAAAACATATAGCTCAGAAGGAGATACAATATTAGATAACTGTGCTGGAAGTGGAACACTTGGTATAGCTTGTTTAAATACAAATAGAAATGCTATAATGATTGAAGCAGATGAAAAATCTTGTGAATATATTAAAGAAAGAATGGAGTTGAAAAAATGAGCATTAAAGAAATAGTAAAACAATTAATTGAATCAGTAGTTAGAGGACAAGAATTAGAGGCAAGGATTAGGAGGAACCCCTAATGACTTGTTCCATTAATTTTAATCGACGTGGGAAAAAGATAGAAGTACTCTATGTACCAGATGAAGAAATAGATTACTACTATGATGAGGAGGACAAAGAATGAGTGACGAAGTGGTTAGGAAGAAAAAAGAAAGAGTTATTATAGACGAAAGCGTTGAACTTAAAATAGAACTATCAGCTAAGTTCTTTGATAACATGGACAAAGCTAAGAAACAGGTAGCAGAACAGAGGGGCTACGATGTATCATACGGTGAATACATTGAAGAGTGCCTAGACGACCTCGTTAAAATGGTTAGAAAAATGGAAGAAGAACTCATCAAAAGGGATTTCGTTGATGGACTTCCAGAGGTTGTAGACAAGTCAGAAGAACCAGTGGAAGTAGAAGAGGAACCAAAGGAAGGCGAAGTTCCAGCACATCTCTACGCACATATCGAAGAAGATTCAGCTAAAGAAATCATGTACGTATAGGGTGGTAATATGGCAAGCAACTGGATGAACGAATGTGATGACGACTTTAATGATGATGGCATGACATTCAAAAAGGCAAAGAAGATTATAGACGTCTATGAAAACCATCACTATGGTGGATACGTCTATGACGCTTCTGAATATAAACAGGCAAAAGAATATATGACTAAAAGGAGATGGCCATAATAATAGGTGATGTAATGTGTACGAAGCAATCATGGGACACGGAGGTGTTGTCTGCAAGCTAATAGGCAGCGGCGACTGTGACCATTGTAAAGCAAAAGAATTAAAACTAAAAATATTTCCATACCGTGGAATAAACAGACAGATATATAAGTTACTTATTAGGTTGTGATATCACTTATGATAGAGACATTAGCAGCACTTGTTGGTGTAATCATAGCACTATGTCTACCATTAGTAGGCTTTTGGTATGAAGATAGTAAGATACAAAATATTAATAAGAGGTGAGAAGATGCATCACATGATATGTGAATATTGTGGATATCAAGACTATTTTGATATAGAAGAAGATACAGGTAAGCTATATTGTTTACACTGTGGACATTATGTAGAAATAAATATAACGGTGGTGGATTAAATGTACGGACCAGATAAGATGGAACCAGCAGAAATCATAGACCCATGGGAAGACTACGAAGAATATGAGGAGGACTGACCCATGGAATTTTATAGCGACAGAGTAGATTTAATGGAAGCATTATTGAAAGCGAATGACCTCAAAGCACGGCTACGAATGATAGATGAGTTAATGGATGAAATATTAATATTAGATAATCCAGAAGCCATGAGAGAAGTAGCAGCGTTTGTACAAGAGGTGATAAAACAATGAAAGCAACAGTAGATATACCAGGCCCATTCTTAGCTATACCACTATTAGTGTTTGGTGGATTAATAGCTATCATATTGGCTCTGGTTTTATAGAGGTGATTTGTAATGGATAAAGCAATAGAAGATACCAAGAAGAAGGTTAAACAATACTATGAAAAGGTAGGCGAATTACATATAGACCCATTTGATATTCCAGAAAGCCCAGACGAAATCGAACTCTACGTAGGATGGTTCTTTGACCGTATACGAAGCATCGTAGCAATCGAGAATAGTCGAAGAAAGTTTGGAGATATGAAAGAAGTCTTAGTCTTACTTGGAGTTGCGGCTGGTGACTTACAATTATCCATTACTTTCACATACTACGAAGATGTTGGACAACTATACTTAGAGTTCAACCAACCAGAAGATTACCTCTTCCTTCCATTACTAGCT